ATGCTCTCTAAATAAAGTATATCGTCGCCGCTAATAGGTGCTGGCAAAATCCAGTTAACCTGTGCTATACTTAGGGGGTCTATTAGACCCTCTTTTTTTGTGGACTATACAACCACCATTTACACAACGAATGGGTGTAAGTATTGCACCCTTGCGAAAGAACTTCTTACTCGTGCTAATATCATTTACGAGGAGGTGTTACTTGATCGTGACATCACTAGAGAAGAAGTGAAACTAGCCCTGCGAATGGATGTAATCACGTTCCCACAAATTGTTCACCGAGGAGAACATCTGGGTGGACTTGTGGAGACTGCAAAAGTTTTCAAGGAGCGTGGTTTAGTGTGAGTCTCCTAATAAATAAAGGCACAGAGTTAATGCTGAGGAGGAACAAGAAGCCAGCAGATCCCAAGCAGCGTAAGGGGTTCGCTTTTAACCCCAGTATCACACTCTTCAAGCGAAAGTTTTCATTATCCCTAGACTTTCGTTGGGAGAGACTAACTCAGGAGTAGAGATGCCATTATCTATTACATTGTTCTTCAGTGCCGTTTCGTGCGTAATCTTTTTTGTTCTTGGAGGCATTATTGGTTGGGTCGGTAACGACTATGTTTTCTCTATGGCAGGAGGAAAAGACGAAGAACCCTATGATCACCCCGAGATGTATGATTCTCGTGGACGGGCATTCACAGGAGAACTTCTTTCTCTTCAATTTACTGACGAGGAAGACGAGGACTAAATACTAAAAACACTTTACTATGGCTGAATTATTAGTATCTGAAGTGCTCCAAAAAGTGAGCAACGCAAAGACCAAAGCGGAGAAAGTAAAACTTCTCCAGAAACACAACACCGAGGCTCTCAGGAAGGTCTTAATTATCAATTACGATCCCAGCATTGAGTCTGCACTTCCTGAGGGTGACGTCCCATACAAGCCTAACGAGGCACCAGCAGGGACCGAGCATTCGGTCCTCGCTACAGAGCACAGACTGCTCCACTACTTTGTGAAGGGTGGTGCTGATAACCTGTCTGCTCTGAAGCGAGAGACGATGTTCGTAGGTCTGCTGGAGGCACTACACGAGTCTGAAGCAGAAGTAGTATGCCTAGCCAAAGACAAGAGTCTTAAGAAAAAGTTCAGAATCACTGAGAACGTAGTCAAGGAAGCGTTTCCTGCTGTTCAGTGGGGTAACAGAAAGTAAAACTGTATCAGCGTATACACATATACTTGACTACATAGAGCATAGGGTGTATAGTACACCCATCGTTCATCCAATGGTTTCTTTACTGTTGGCTTTGACCTTAGCCCATCACGATGACGCCAATCCTTATGGTTGGCATATGTCCTGTGAAAGGTTCCTCCAGCGTAGTGTGGAGATTCAAATGGATCCCAACTTAGATCAAAAGTCTAAGTGGAATCTGATTGGATACCTCAAGACAAAGGTGGAAGGTCAATGCGATGGTACTTTAACCTGAGGACGCAAGTAAGTCGCGGAACGGAACGTTCATCCCAATATGATTGACCTATTACTCTACTCTACTATTCACTGCACCGATGCTGTTGATATGATCAAACGCATTGATGCTAATAAGAGTGTGGATGCAGTCATCAGAACTGAGGTAATTGAGACCGTAAAGGAAGCAACACCTGAGTGCAATTGGGACGCAAACGACTGAAGGAACGGGGAAACGGATCCTCCGAAAGGAGAGAAGGTTAATCACCCACTTCAGGAGTAAACAAATGAACACACTCAATCTCATTCGCAAGCAGATCGAGAAGGCTGCTGCATTGCACGACGCTCAGATTACTCACACCTCATATCGTGGTGTGCAGTATGACACACGTTGTGTAGAAAGCAAAGAGTCTCACGGGACTTTCTGCTATCGCGGTCGCACTTACACCAAGTGATAGCTATGGGAGCACTACAAGTAGTTGGACTCACGTCCCTCGGTTGTGCAGCATTCCTGGCTATGATCTATGGTGAGATCCTCTTACTTAAAAAGGTATGAGGAAGGGCAATGCTGAAGGTTCGGTTTGAATACGACCTTCCAGATTATGACCCTGACAAACACGATCCAGATAGAACGTTCGCGTTCTTAACGTACCGTGGTGTACACTATGCCAAGTGGATTGATTTAAAATCCCGAGGCAATAAAAACTGGAAGATCAATAACTGAGGGGTTGCGACCCCTCTTTTTTTGTGCTACTATATACTTAAACGCGGTGCGCTTATGGAACCCAACAGGGAACGACTGAAGTTGATTCTTCAGAATCTCAAGTCACTAGTCAACGCCCTAGAGGCTGAGATTTATTCAGATCCCGAAGCATACCAGGCTCCTATTGGTGGTGAAACCAAAGGAAGTCCTAGTTACCTTAATGTGAAGTACGAGGACCTTTTCTCCAACACCCTCACTTATAATGAAATCAACGACGATGACGGAATCCCAGACTGATACTGATTGGCGTTACTCTGAAGAACGTATGAAACTTCGGCAAGAATGTCTTGCTATCTTGCTTAAGAAGTATGGCGGAGCTCCGTCTCTGGAATTAGAAGGTCTGTCTGAATCTATTTACAACTGTGTACACGACTGGGTTTCTCAAGGGCACAAAATATCCTCAGGGATAACTGCATACTACAACGCCTACTACAATGACCCGTATCAAAGATCAGATCAGACTAGCCAAGATGGCACTGAAACAAGCTAAAGAAAAACCGTGGCTCTATACTCAAGAAGAGCTGCTGTATATGAAGAGACAACTTGCACTCTCTAAGAGAGCATTGGAAAGAAAACGAGCAGAACGATCCAAAGGTTTTAAGAATGCATCTTGAAAAAGAATTTTGTGATGTTGAATGTGTAGGTGTCGAAAACATTTGGCCTACACCTCTCGCCTACTACAAATATCCAGACGATAAACAGGAAGAGTTTAAACAAGCAGTCCGCCGTGCTATTAAAAAGGTAGAGGGTGGTAAGAATGATTGGCAAGATAACATCTGGCACTTCTACCAGCACGCTAATGAGCACCTGCTTAACGACAATAAAGATGAACCTATCTTTGAACACTTCCACACCTGGCTAAAGTCTTGCTACAAAGACTATGTGATTACATTGCAGAAGTGGGATATGGATCCCAATGCATTTGTTACTGACTGTTGGGTAAACATCACCAAGAAAGGTGGTGAGCAAGTGATCCATACTCACGCTAATGCATTTGTATCTGGCACATACTATGTGCGTTTGGACCCAGGTGTAGGTGGCATTGCATTTAATAACCCAAACATTATGCCTAATCGTCCTTACATTGGTTGTAATGCCAGTGATATGACAATCTATAATGCTAGTGGTTGGATGGGTGCACAGAAAGAAGGTGTACTAATCCTTTGGCCAGGTCACGTTGCGCATCACACAGAAAAAACAACCGATGGCACTAGGGTATCGGTCTCTATGAACTTCACACCTGAGGTGTTCACAGCAGGTGCTTATCGTTATCGTATCGCGCAAGAATGAGAGAACACATTGCTCCGTTATTTTCAGTCCCCCTAGGTATCTACAGGTGGGATGATGATAAGAATAAAGAACTGCGAGAGTTAACTAAGACACTCATTAAACCTCGCAAGCAGATGACAAATGCGATGACAGAAGACATCGTTCATTATTACAATGTCTCTGGTGAAAACTTTTTAGATGAAGACTATCCAATCATCAAAGAGTTTCAAAAGTTTTTGTCTTACTCATACGAAGACTTCACACAGAATGTCTATGAGTGGAAGATGACCAAAGAACATTTCATCACAGATTGCTGGGTGAATGTGACACGCAAGAATGGATGGCAGTTTAAACATAGCCACGCTAATGCATTCATCTCTGGTACTTACTATCTTAACTTCCCTGATGGATCACCAGGTCTGACACTGAGTAACTCTACAATTCAGAAGACCTCTCCTTATTTGTCAGCAGTACCTAGGAATCAGAATCAATATAATTCAGAGACCTTGACGATGATGCCTGATGAAGGTATACTGTTCCTTTGGAGTAGCAATCTTACTCACGAGACTGGTATCATCGAAGAAGATATTACCAGAGTCTCGATCTCTATGAACTTTGTTCCAGCTGAACTAGACACAGGCGTTTACAGACTAAGACTTTCTCGATGAACACTGCTAAATTGATTTCTGTCACTCCTGATGCTGAAAAGCATATGGGTTATGTGGCACGTGTAAGCAATCCAAACAACCAGGACAACCCTAAGGTTGCTGGTCTTCTTAAGTATTGTATTAACCACAACCACTGGTCTGTATTTGAGCAGGCATTTATGACTCTGGAACTGGAAACTACCAGGGGTATCGCGGCTCAAGTGCTTCGCCACCGTAGCTTCACATATCAAGAGTTTTCCCAACGGTATGCTGACAGTTCTATG